GTTGGCTTTTAGAGAGCCGTCTAAGAGGATAACAAAGAGCAACAAGAGCACGTACGCTGGAGATGCCCTGAACACTATAATCAACTGGAAGAACACCACTAACAACGCATATGACGGTGAAAAGCTTCATTTGTTGTACTTGGATGAGGCCGGGAAATGGGAGGCTCCGTCCGACATCAGAGAGGCGTGGAGGATAGAGCGTACGTGTCTTATTGTTGGTAAGAAGATTGTAGGAAAGGCCTTGGTTGGCAGCACCGTTAACCCCATGCAGAACGGGGGTGAACAGTATAAGAAATTGTGGGAAGACAGCAACCCGTTTGAACGTAACGCCAACGGAAGGACCAAGAGCGGATTGTACAAGATTTTTGTCCCGGCTTACGACGCCCTGGAAGGCTTCTTTGACACCTATGGCAACCCTATAGTAGAAACACCAGATTCGGAGGTAGATGTTTTAGATGGTGGACAGACATCTATAGGCGCGAAAGACTTTCTACGTAACGAGCGAGAGAGCATGAAACATGACTCTTCAGAAATGAATGAGATAGTCAGGCAGTTCCCGTTCAACGAAGACGAAGCTTTTAGAGACAGTATCTCGGGTAGCATATTTAACGTAGGAAAGATTTACGAGCAGATAGAGCACAACCAGGAACTATACCCCAACCCCGTTGTACAGGGCAACTTTATATGGGAGGAGAAAGACAAGAAGGTAGTGTTTTCTCCTAACGTCAACGGAAGATTCAGGGTTTGCTGGATGCCCCCTAATGAAGAGCGAAACGTGATAAGAGAGGCCCATGGGAAACGCGTCCCCCCGTTCTCTGACTATGGGTGCGGCGGAGTTGACTCCTATGACATCGACGCCACCGTAGACGGAAGGGGCTCTAAGGGGGCCCTCCACATGTACAACAAGTTCTCCATGAATAGGCCGTCTAACATGTTTGTGGTGGAGTATGCCTCTCGTCCTGACATGGCCAAGATATTCTACGAGGATGTGCTTATGTGCGCCTTCTTTTATGGCTACCCGCTGCTGATAGAAAACAACAAGTACGGTATAGTCAGATACTTCGAACAGAGGGGATACGATGGGTACATCATGGACAGACCTGAGCACCTTAAGATTTCCGGGTCTAACGCTAGCGTGAAGACCAAGGGGATTCCATCGAACTCACAGGACATAATCCATGCACACGCCCAGGCCATAGAATCTTACGTTCACAACTACGTTGGGATAAATTACGAGACCGGGGAGATGGGGAAGATGTATTTCGACAGAACCCTGGAGGATTGGATTGGTTTTAAGATTGACAAGCGCACTAAGTTTGACTTGACCATAAGTTCCGGTCTGGCGCTCCTTGCAGCCCAAAAAGCAAAGGAAAAGCCAGTGACGTCATTTGAGGACAAGAGATTTGTGCGTAGATACAGGGTCATGGGTTGATTTATTTATATTTGCAGAGTTATATTGTGTTATAGCGCAGTATACGCTCTGCCGTAATGTACAATAAAGAAAACAAGAACACAGGAGGATTTCCAGACCCTTTGGCAGACGCCTCTGTAAAGGCCACCAAGGAGTACGGTATTAAGTATGCAAAAGCTATAGAGTCTCAATGGGGGAAGATAAATGATACAAAATCATTGTTCTCCAAGAGAAACTCTACGTTCGAGCGTTCAAGAAATTACGCAAACGGAACGCAGGACACCTCCATCTATAAGCAACTGCTTCACACCCTTGACCCCAACAACAATGACGGCAGTCTGCTGAACATAGACTTTACCCCAGTTCCTATACTGCCAAAGTTTGTCCGGGTTGTGGTTAACAAGATTCTTTCGAGAGACCCATACCCAAATCTTGAGGCCGTAGACCCCTTGTCTTCTTCTGAAAAAAACGAGCAGAAGAAAAGGATTCAGATGCAGGTTGAAGCCAGAGAGCGGCTTATACAGCTTAAGCAACAGACAGGCGTTGTGCTTGACATAGACCCGGAGCAACTTCCAGAAACCCTTGAGGAATCCGAGATACTGCTTGAGACAAACATAAAGACAGATGCGGAGATTGCTGCTCAGATAGGCACCAACATGACGCTGTCTTGGAACAACTTTAACGACGGCACGTACCGCAGGTGTGTCAATGACCTTGCCTCTATAGGCATGGCCGTAGTAAAACGTAGAAACGACCCCAATACAGGTATAGCCCTAGAGTATATAGACCCTTCGAGATTCGTCCATAGCTACACAGAAGACCCAAACTTTGATGACATCATCTATGCAGGAAGCATAAAGAGAATATCTATAGATGAACTTAGAAGAATATCTAACGGGGAGATTGACGAGGAAACGCTAAAAAAAATTGCCAATAAGGTTAGAAACAGGACTGGCAATGACCCTTCCAACATAGACAAGTACAAATACGACGACAGGCTCAAAAAGAACATATACGGCTACGACGAGTACATGGTAGATGTCCTTGACTTTGAGTTTATCTCAGTTGACAACATGTACTTTGAGGAGAAGGAGAGCAGGTACGGTAATATGAACTTCTTCTACAAAGGGTTTGAGTACAAGGAAAGACCTGGTAGCGTGTACGAGCGCACGCCACATATGATGACCATAGCCACCGTTTACGGCGGCAGCTACATACTGGACTGCGACGACTACCTGTTTGGGTACGGAAAGGTCACCAACATACCAAAGAACGTACACGACATATCTAAGGCGCGTATGTCTTATTCTGCTATCTCCACCAACTTTATGCAGATGATGCCGAAAAGCATGGTGGATAGCTGTATAGGGTTTGCTGACATGTTGCAGCTTACACACCTAAAGATACAGCAGGCCATAGCCAAGGCAAAGCCCGACGGACTTATCATAGACATTGAGGGTCTTGAGAACGTACAGCTTGGTAAGGGTGGTGAACTACAACCCCTCGACCTGCACGACATCTACGAGCAGACTGGCGTGTTCTACTACAGAAGCAAGAACCCTGAAGGGGGATTCCAGAACCCGCCGATTCGAGAGATTGGCAACAGCATCAGAAACATCAACGAACTCATAGGTATATACAATCACTACCTGAGGATGATTCGTGATGTGACTGGAATCAATGAGGTGATGGATGCTTCATCTCCTAAAGGTGAGGCGCTTGTTGGCGTAAGAGAGCAGGCCCTGGCCGCAGCCAACAATGCTATATACGACATAACCAACGCCTCTATGATTCTGTTCAAGAAGGTGTGTGAGGATGTCGTCAAGTGTATCCAGATACTCCCGATTGATTCTGTCATATTCAGAGTTTATGAAAATGCCATAGGCAAGGAGAACATGAGGGTGTTGTCTTCATTTAGCGACCTGCCCATGTACAACTTCGGGGTGCAGGTGGTGAAGGACATGGAGGACAAAGACAGGCAGTATCTGGAGCAAAACATACAGATTTCTCTTCAGCAGAAAGAACTCGATATAGAGGACGCCATAGCTATACGCAACATGAAAGACGTCAATCAGGCTGAGATGCTGTTGATTGCTCGTCGCAAGAAGCGTATGAAGAGACTTCAGGAACAGGCTATGCAGAACTCACAGATGCAGGCCCAGGTGCAACAGCAGTCCGCTCAAGCAACGTCACAGGCTAAGATGCAAGAGATGCAGATGCAGGCTCAGATTGAAGCTCAAAAGATGCAGTTGCAGGCCCAGCTTGAAGCTCAATTAGAGTCTGTAAGACATCAGAACAGGATGCAGATTGAGATGCTTAAGGCCCAGGCCATGCTTGGCTTTAAGACAGACGACAAAGAGTTTAAGGAAAAGATAGAGGTTTTCAAAGAAAACAGAAAGGATGAGAGGGTCACGAAGCAGGCAATAGAACAGTCAAAGCTTATAGAACAGCGTAAACAATCAAACATAATATAATGGCCAACAAGGTTACATTAGACACAGCCGACAAGCTTGACATAGTCTGCAAAAAAGGTGACACGTTCTTGCTCAACCTTAGACTCAAGGACTCTGACGGCGTCCCCATGGAATTGTCTACCCTTGGGTATGCGTTCTTGATGCAGGTTAGAGAGCAGCCAGTACAAGACCCTGCCTCCGTGGAACCAGCCTTGATAAAAGGGCCTGTGGTTATAAGCACTCCAGACGCAAAGGAGACTAGACAAGAAGAGGGACAGGCCCCCACTACGAATTTAACTTTTGAGCCTATTGTGGTTGATGACAGCGGCAATGTGACTATAACTGGTTCGCACAACACTATGAAGCAGATTCCTGCTGGGAGATATGTGTATGATATTCAGTCAGTTGTAAGCGGAACATACAAGACTATTGTTAGAGGAGGGTTTATTGTAAACGACGATATAACCGTTGTGTAATGGCCACCAGCATCATAGAGTCTGGTAACATAATTATAGAGGTCTCTGTTCCTGCTGTGAAGGGAGACCAGGGTCCTATTGGCCCTACAGGAAATCAAGGTGTTCAAGGTGAAACAGGGCCAGCGGGTCCTACGGGAGCCACAGGCGCAAGTTCTACCGTTCAAGGACCAATGGGTCCCACAGGCTCTACAGGAGCAACTGGCGGAACAGGTCCTACAGGGGCAACTGGAAGCACAGGGACTACCGGGCCTACTGGCTCTTCAACAGCAAAAAAATCAAGTAGTTATAATGGTTTTTATGCTGTAGCCGCTACAGCCACTAATGTTTTGTACACTCCACCCGCCTTTGGTCCGTCTTACTCAGACGCAAATACTGGCCTTTTAACACAACTCGTAAGTTATAATCATGGTGGAACTCCACCTACCCCCAACTCCTCTACCCATAGTTCAATTCCATACAGTATCAAGGGCTCTCTTGTGGATGTTCCTCACAATGTTTCTGAGATAAAGATGAGCACAAGAGGTTTGAACTGGGGGTCTGCTACAGTAACAAATCAAACATTTTTTATGTCTTTATGGCATAGTCCAACTGTAGCTTCTGAAGGAACATCATCGTCTACTTACACGTGTATTGGTGTTGCTGAGTCTACACTTGACACTTCGTCAAGTATCATAACAGCCTTAAATACAATTGGTCTTACTGGGCTTGGAATTACTGGTGGCTCTATGTGGTTTGGATTTGGT